ATCTTCATCTTTTAGATTAATTAGGAATATAGTTTGCTCAAATATAGCTCTTTTATAATCTTCAGTATCTAGTTTTTGACTAAAACCCAAAGTATCTATTTCTCTTTGAGCGTGAGCTAAAGCAGTTTCTTTTTTAGAATCACTAGCATTATCCCATTCATCTGTCCATAGTCTTTTATTAAAATAATCTTCAGCTTCATTAAGCATATATAATCACAACCTATTCTTTTCTATCTATTTAAAAGGAGGCCCCCACTTTTCAGTGAGGGCTGAAGTCAACATTAAGCAGTAACATCAAGATATAAAACTTTTTCTGGATTATAAACAGCCGGCCACATCTCTGCTTTCATAAAGTGCCAGTATTTTCTAGGATCATTTTCTTCATAGATAGTTGTAAATATACCCGGATTGAAATTATTTTCTGCGACAGGACCCATCACTAACCTACCAACATCTTCAACTTGCTGACCTGTTGATTCTTGAGCCAATATAACTCTACCAGCAGGAATTAAGTATTCGCTAACTGTAGGCCTGCCATCAGAATCCTCTGTTTTCACATAGACATCATAAGCTTCAATTTCTGGATAACCCAAACTAGCTAAATAATCATTAACCATATTCAGCGAAATTCGAGTTGCATTATCAGAAAATTCACTTGCTACTTCAGTTGATCCTGTGAGCTGTTTAACTTGAGCCCTTCTCATCAAAATAGCATCAGGCATTATATTGTTAGTTGTATAATAAGTTTCACAAGCTCCTATAATATCACTTAATGGTTTGGGCGTAGAAGCATCCCAAGCATCACCTTCAAGATCTCCAGATTCAATATTGTGATCATCTGGTACACCAAAATCTACTGATAGAGTTGTATTACTATCTCCATCTTCAAAGGTGATTTTACCTTTTGCCAATACCTGCCAGCGTAACCACTCACGCCTTGATTGAGCAGACCTTATATTTCTTGCTGATTCATCTAAAATCTGCCTTAAATTATTCTTTAGTTCATTATCATTTCTAGGATTGAATATCTTATTTAAAAGGGATTTATTAACTTCAAATTTCTGGCCGAAGGGAGCAACAGAACCTGCTACCTTTTTAACAGCTGGTCCACCAACAATAGGTGCTTCTCCATCAGCTCTAGAAATCATCTTAGCCATAGCAGTTGTATTATCAAAAATATGATATACCCAATCATAATCATATTCCTCAACCACGGGCAAAAAGCGTGATCCTATATAAATCTCAGGTTCGTCAATCTCCTGCAAAAATCCAGTATAATTTATACCGAATTCATTTTCGATAGTGTCAATCAGTTTTGTTTTAGGCATTACATTTCACTCCTTAATTTTTATACTTATTTATTCAAATGCGATTTGTGGTAAATCTTCATCAACTAATGAATCATAGTTGGGAAGTCTATCTGCATATACTGCACCGTGTACTATCCCACCAACCATAGCATCTTCTTCTGACACATCAGCTAATTCTGTGCAAACAAATTCAGCTTCAGAAGAACCGTCAGATTTCTCTACAACAGTATCTTCAGCGTAAGCTTCAGCAATACTATCTACGGTTATTTCTCCAGCTGATTCATCTATTGCTGTAATAGTAGCAGATTCGTCAACTTCTAGATTATCACTAGCATCAGATCCACCTGTAAGGTTTGCTTCAGATTCAGCTTCTACAGTTCCTGAACCATCAGAATCTCCATAATCATCTACAGCAACCAAAGCACTTGCTTCAGCGTCTGCTTCTATCGCTGTAATAATTTCACTAGCTGTAGAAGTAATGTCACCAGATGCACCAGTAGCAAGACTAACTGTAATATCATTATGATTAGTTGTTACTGCTAGACTTTCATCATTTCCACTAGGATCTTCTAATGTTACTGATATACCATTTCCAGCAGAACCAGCATCTACAGCAGTCCATTCTATAGCTGTATTGTCACCTTCAACACCTGTCATCAATGAAGCTTTTACAGCATCAACAGAAGTTTTAATATTTAATCCATCACCAACTTGCCAATTATGAAAATCACTTGCATTTAAATTCTGTAATGGTATAACACCAGTACCAGAATTAGCTCCTGCAGTATCGATTTTATCTCTTGTTACTGGAGCATATTTTCCTGAACTGTCAACCTTTCCCATAACAGCTCCGGGAGGTACATAATCATCAGCAACCTTATCTTCATCAATAACTCTTACTCCGTCAATATATCTAGCGTGTTTAGATTTTAATATATTAATAAATTCAAGTTCTGTTGAAGTATTCGGCTTTAAAGTCATTCTTATTCACTCTCCTTCTTAGAATTGTAACCCATTTCTTTAACCATATTTATAGTATTCTTAATTTTGTCTTTGCTGGGTTTGTCTTTTGGATTTCCAGCTCCACCACCAATATCTTTTTCTTCTTTCTTGCTTAAAATATCAGGTTTATCTTCTGCTATCTCATTAACTACAACAGAAGCACCTAATTTTTTTCCATCTTCTGTAGTCATAATGTTGCCTTCACTATCAACAGCAACAACATCACCTTCTTCATCTAATTTTAACCTATCTTTCATACCTCGTTTGTCTACTAAAAAATCGAAATAGTCCAGATCTTTTACTCCAGCATTTTTTGCTGATAGCTGTAATTCATAATTGGTCTTTAATTCTGCTTCTCTTTGATTAGATTTATTTTCTAGTTCTTTGATTTTGGTTTCATATTCTTCAACTTTTTCTGGATCAATCATATCTTCCATAGCTTCTTTAAGTTCTTTTATTTCTGATTCATAGCTACTTTGTGCTCTGCCTAATCTCTTTTTTACTATGTCATCAACATCATCTTGAGTAAAAAGATCATCAGTTTTAGGAATATTTTCTTCCCAGATGTTTTTGATTTCACTTTTGAGATCATCTGTAATCTCAATGTCATTTTTCCCCAACAATTCAATAATTTTTTCCATTAATATACAGCTCCTTTTTCTAGACTTGTTAGTCTACCGTATTGTCAGCTCGTCAGCTATTATACCAAAAGCTTTTTATGTCATCATTGTTTGGACCTATTTATATTATTTTACATTAATATTCTAAATTTTCAAACCTTTACCTAGCTTTATTATATAGGATATTGTCAAAACTTACAAATATTTTACAATTAAATTCCATTTTAAAATTAATTATATTAATCATCATTCCGCTACAATTACATCATCAATATTAAAACAACAACCAAACCACATATTCCAGACGGTGTAATGTCTTCTTCCTTCATTATCAATATATTTTGTCCGATACGTGAAATGTCTATTCTCTATAAGCGTCATATATTTCAACATAATAATCATATTCTTCTTTTTCATTCTTATTTTCTTCAATAACAATAGGATAACCTGTCTTTTGAATGATATTAATTAATTCTTCTAATTTATAAACTTCTAATAAAGCAGAGTCTTTTTCTATTTCACAATCATATTTTAACTTTTCTTCTTTAAATAACTTTAAATCATTATTATAAAGTTCTAAACAATCATCAGTAGTTGCTAATTTAATTATCACATTATTTCCTCCTTTAACCAATTTGCAAATGCCCAAGGCAATAATAGATAATACCACCATTTTATATTCATAATATCACCTTCCATTTTGTCTTACTATTGTTGCACCTCTGCTTCAATAATTGACTCTAATTCCCTGTTTCTCATGGTTAACTTTTTGATGATTTTATTTTGCTTTTCTACTAATTCTAACAACTCCCAACAAGCTTTAGAGCGGCATTTCTTCATCTCCGTCATCTTGCACCACTTCCCTTATTTCGACGTCTACAAAAATGTGGTCATCATGTTCGGTATAACCGCTTTCGAATACAGCTTCTGATGTCTGGTCGAATTCTGGTATATCTGCATACTGTATCGGTTTCGCTCTCTCTGTATCTTTTGATACTATTTCCAATTCGCCATTATTGATTACCCCGTATTTTGTCATGCATACTCACCACCTTTTTAGCTTTCCCTATACTCACTTTGGGTTTAATATATTTTTGATAAAAATTATAACTGTCGCTCCTTTTAATCCAACCCCAATAAGATATAATTGCACAGGCATCTCTGTAATTGAGATTGGGCTTTTTACTTATTTTCTTAATTCTTCTCCTTATCCTTAACGCATTTCTTTTCCTGAGTATTGTCTTATCCCGAAAAAATCTAAATCCCAAGAAATCTATAGCCCTGCAATCAATCTTAAACACTTGCCAATTGCCTTTAATTCTTAACTTAATTTTAGCAAGATAATCATCAATCTCTCTTTTAGCTTTATGCAATTTCTTTTTATTTGGCCCCAATAATACCAAATCATCTACATAACGGATATAGTATTTAACTTTTAATTCTTCTTTGATAAAATGGTCGAGGCCCTCTAGGAAGAAATTTGAAAACCATTGACTGGTATAATTTCCAATAGGCAGCCCGTCTGCACTATCTATAATTTCATCTATCAACCATAAACACTTAGTGTCTTTTATTTTCCTTCTGAATTTTTGTTTCATAATCTCATTATCGATAGATGGATAGAATTTCTTAATATCCATTTTTAAACAATATTTTGTATTTCTATAATCATTGTCTAGCCACTTTCTAATCGCTTTCTGGCCATGACTGGTTCCTCTCCCTGGTATACTTCCACAGCTATAATAGTACATACCTCGCATAATTACTGGTTGTATTTGTTGCATGAGTGCCCAATGTATAATCTGGTCAGTATAATATCTGGGTTTATAAATTACTCTGGTTTTCTTTTGTGCCCCATCTTTAATTTTCTTAATTTTATAAGGGGCCGACTTATAAGTTTGATTTTTAAGTAATTTATTTATTTTTTCTGCATAATCATCAATGTTATTAATGATTTTATTAACTCTATTTTGCTTTCTTTTTCCCTTCGAGGAATTCATTACTGCCAGTTTTATATTATCTATATCGTATATTTTGCTATAAATATATCCTTTGCGTTTCACTTTTCTCCTTTCTTATTAGCCTCAGGGTCTTTCGAGAATTAACCTACTAAACCCTGCTCTTGACGGTTTAATTTTCACCAAGCGGTGAGGATAATGAAGTGCAAATAATACAATATTTTTTCTAATAAGAGTCTGCCTGCCAATGTTCACATTCGAGTTCCCCGACGAATTGTTCAGGTTCCAGTTGGAAACCCCAGCATTCGAGCCATTGTTCCAGTTGGCGCC